AGACCCACCAACATGTGAGTACGTGATCATGAGTCTGGACGCGGCGGCTGAGAGCCACAACCGCGCTGACTACACCGCCCTGACAACGTGGGGTGTGTTCATGAACGACGAGGAGGGGTGCCACAACATCATCCTCCTGAACTCAATCAAGAAGCGGCTGGAGTTTCCCGAACTCAAAGAACTCGCGTATTCTGAATACAAGGAGTGGGAGCCCGATGCGTTCATCGTGGAGAAGAAGTCTGCGGGTACGCAGCTTTACCAAGAGATGAGACGTACCGGCATTCCTGTGGGGGAGTTCACCCCCCACAGAGGTAGCGGAGACAAGCTGGCACGGTTAAACTCTGTGGCGGACATCGTGCGCTCTGGGCTGTGCTGGGTGCCTGACACCCGCTGGGCCGAGGAGGTCGTGGAGGAGATTGCAGGTTTCCCGTTCATGAGTAACGATGACTTGGTGGACTCAACGGTCATGGCGCTGATGCGGTTTCGCCAAGGGGGCTTCATCCGATTGCCTTCTGACGAGCCGGATGAGATTCGATATTTCAAGTCCCGCAAGGGCGGATACTACTAAGGACAAATCATGGCAGCAACAGATTCAATGAGTAAGGGCTTGTACTCCGCGCCGCAAGGTCTGGAGAGCTTGGGGGACAGTATCGAGATGGAGATGGACGAGGAAACCGAATCGACCATCAACATGCTGCCTGACGGCGGTGCAGAAATCATCATGGGCGAGGCCGAGGTTGAGGGAGGTGGCGAGTCTGACTTTGAAGTCAACCTTGCAGAGCACATCGACGAGGGCAAGCTGAACGAGCTATCCAGTGAACTGATTGAGTTGTTCGAGGCCGACATGGTGTCTCGCAAAGACTGGGCCGACACGTTCGTCAAGGGTCTGGAGGTGCTGGGCTTCAAGTACGAGGAGCGCACCGAGCCGTGGGACGACGCCTGTGGCGTGTACTCAACCGTGCTGGCAGAAGCTGCGATCAGGTTCCAAGCTGAGACCATGAGCGAGACATTCCCCGCTGCTGGCCCTGTCAAGACAAAGATTCTTGGCAAGACCACAAAGGAGAAGGAAGAAGCCGCTGAGCGCGTGCGCAACGACATGAACTATCAGTTGACAGAGCGCATGGTCGAGTATCGGCCAGAGCACGAGCGCATGTTGTACTCGCTGGGCCTTGCAGGTAGCGCGTTCAAGAAGGTGTACTTCGACCCGCTGCTGGGCCGTCAAGTCTCTGTGTATCTGCCAGCAGAAGATGTTGTGGTGCCCTACGGTGCGTCACACATCGAGACCGCCGAGCGCGTTACTCACGTGATGCGCAAGACAAAGAACGAGATGGACAAGTTGATGGCCAACGGGTTCTATCGTGAGATTGACCTTGGTGACCCCCAGTCGTTCCCCACAGACGTGGAGAAGAAAAAGGCTGAGGAGGGTGGCTACACAATCCAGAGCGATGACCGGTATACCCTGCTTGAGATCAGCGTTGACATGTTAATTGATGGCGTGGACGACGAGGAAGATCAACTGCCCAAGCCGTACGTTGTGACTATCGACCGTGGCACCACAGAAGTGTTGGCCGTGCGCCGTAACTGGGAAGAGGAAGACCCGCTGCGCTTGAAGGACGACCACTTCGTGCACTACGTGTATGTGCCCGGGTTTGGCTTCTATGGTCTGGGCCTCATCCACATCATCGGTGGTTACGCCCGCGCTGGCACTTCGATTATTCGCCAGTTGGTGGATGCAGGCACGCTGTCTAACCTGCCGGGTGGCCTGAAGACTCGGGGCATGCGTACAAAGGGTGATGACACACCAATTGCACCGGGCGAGTTCCGCGACGTGGACGTGCCAAGCGGTTCGATCAAAGACAACATCATGATGCTCCCGTACAAGGAGCCATCACAAACACTTTTGGCCCTCCTCCAACGGATCACCGAAGAAGGCCGTCGCCTTGGCGCTATCAGCGACATGAACGTGTCGGACATGAGCGCGAATGCTCCGGTGGGCACCACGCTGGCATTGCTGGAGCGAACGCTCAAGCCCATGGCGGCTGTGCAAGCGCGTGTGCACTATGCGATGAAGCAAGAGTTCAAGCTCTTGAAGAAGATCATTGCAGAAGAAGCTCCAGAAGACTACGGCTACCAGCCTGAGACTGGCTTGGCCAAGGCTCGCAAGATGGACTATGCGATGGTGGATGTCATCCCCGTCAGCGACCCCAACAGCAGCACGATGGCTCAACGTGTGGTGCAGTATCAGGCTGTGTTCCAGATGTCGCAGTCTGCACCGCAGATTTACGACTTGCCCTATTTGCACCGTCAGATGATTGAGGTGCTGGGCATCAAGAACGCCGACAAGATTGTGCCAACGAGCGAAGATCAGAAGCCACGTGACCCAGTGTCTGAAAACATGTCAGCGTTGGTGGGCAAGCCGATGAAGGCGTTTATCCACCAAGATCACGAGGCACACATTGCGACCCACACGTCGTTCATGCAAGACCCAATGATTGCGCAGACGATTGGCCAGAACCCACAAGCCCAGCAGATCATGGCTTCGTTGCAAGCGCACATTGCTGAGCACTTGGGCTTCAACTACCGCAAGCAGATGGAAGAACGCCTTGGCGTCACCCTGCCACCACCAGACGAGCCATTGCCAGACGACGTGGAAGTTCAACTGTCCAAGCTCATCGCCGATGGTGGCAAGCAGTTGGCCGAGCAGCACAAGCAGCAAGCAGCGCAGACGCAGGCCCAACAGCAAGCCGCAGACCCACTGTTCCAGTTGGAGCAGGCCAAGGTCAAGGTGCAGGAGATGGAGGTCACTCGCAAAGCGCAGAGAGACCAGACCGACGCAGAGGTTGCCGCAGCAAAACTCGTTATGGAGAAAGAGCGAGTGCAGATTGAGGCCAGCAAGGAAGCCAACCGCGTCAAATCGCAAGAATCTCAAGCTCAGCAGCGTCTGAAACTTGATGCACTCAAGGTGTTAGCCACACCAAAACCCCAAGGGAAGAAGGAGTAATCCATGGCCAAATCCGTCTTTGACGTGCTCATCATGAAACACGAGGAGGATGTCTCCTCGGCAACCCAGTTTCTGGCAAACGGAGGAGCTAAAGACTTCGCCGAATACCGGGAAGTAACAGGCAGGATTCGGGGTCTCCAGCTTGCTATCCAAACCACCAAAGACCTTTCGCGCTCTCAAATGGAAGAAGAAGATCATGACTGATCAAGTAGAAACCGCCGTGACTGACGAAGAAGTGGAAGCCCAGCTTCCAAAACCCGTTGGGTATCGGTTGCTTGTGGCGCTGCCACAAATTGAAGAAACCCTCGGTGAGATGGGCCTCATTAAAGCCAAGCAGACTATGCGTGAAGAACGCATCCTGTCTACGGTTGGGTTGGTGTTGGATATGGGCGAGCAAGCCTATTCTGACCCCACACGCTTCCCAAATGGCCCATGGTGCAAGGTAGGTGACTATGTGGTGTTTGCTTCATACACTGGCACTCGTGTCAGCGTTAACGGCGTTGAATACCGTCTCATGAACGACGACTCGATTGAGGCTGTCGTTGCCGATCCGCGTGGCGTATCGCGTGCTGGTTAAAGGAGAAAACTATGGCAATACAAAAAGTTGAGTTTGAGTTTCCCGATCCCGATAAGGAATCAGGCACCGCAGACTTTGTAGAAAGAAACGACGGCAGCTTTGCGCTGAAGGTTGAAGGACGCGCTGCGGATGAAGAAGCCAAGCGTGAAAAATCCAAGGCCAAAGCCAAGGAAGACGACATCGACATCGAGATCGTCGATGACCGACCTGAAGAAGACCAAGGAAAGAAGCGTTCCAAGGCTCCTATGGAGCTTTCCGAAGAGGAAATGGACGAGTATTCCGAGAAGGTGCGCAAGCGCCTGCAACACTTCAGCAAGGGATACCACGACCAGCGACGCGCAGCAGAGTCTGCCGCCAAGGAACGTGAGGAAGCGTTGCGCTACGCACAGCAGATTGGTGAGGAGAACAAGAAGCTCAAGGGCACTGTCTCCAAAAACCAAGAGGCGATGCTGGAATCAGCCAAGAAAATGGCTACTGAGGAGCATGAAAAGGCCAAGAGTCAATACAAAAAAGCCTATGAATCTGGTGAAGCAGACGCCGTAGTCGAGGCTCAAGAGGCACTGACTGCTGCAAAAATGAAGGTTGATCGAGTAAACAACCTCAAACTCCCTGCTTTACAAGAAGACAGTTATGATGTACAAACTCAAACAACCGCCCCAGCACAGTCAGTTGACGACCGCGCCGTAACTTGGCAAGCCAAGAATAAATGGTTCGGAGATGACGATGAGATGACCAGTTTTGCGCTGGGGTTGCACCAAAAACTGGTCAAACAGGGCGTCAACCCGCGATCTGACGATTACTACGAGAAAATCAACTCTCGTATGCGCCAAGTGTTCCCGGACTCCTTTGAGGACGATGGACAGGAGGAGGTGACCGACGAGCCTCGCCGCAGGGCGACAGTCGTAGCATCTGCTACTCGAAGTGTGGCCCCTAAAAAGATCACATTGACAAAAACGCAGGTTGCTTTGGCTAACAGGCTTGGAGTGCCACTAAACGAATACGCCAAACAGGTTGCTATAGAATTGAGGAAACAAAATGGCTGAGAACAGACTTAATCGTGAACTGGATACCCGTGAAAAAACGGCCCGCAAGAAATCGTGGACTCGTCCCGAGACCTTGCCAACTCCTTTCCCGGAGGATGGCTATGAATTCCACTGGGTTCGCATCAGCACTCGCGGCGAAGCCGATGCCATGAACGTGTCCTTGAAACTTCAAGAAGGCTGGGAGCCCGTCAAGGCTGCTGACCACCCCGAAATTTTTGTTGCTGGCGTCGAAAACGAACGCTTCAAAGAAAATATCGTGATTGGTGGTTTGATGCTCTGCAAAACCCCCACTGAGTTTGTCCAAGATCGAAACACTTGGTTTAACGGCCAAGCCTCGTCACAGATGAAGTCAGTTGACAACAATCTTATGCGCGAAAATGATCCCCGTATGCCGCTCTACAACGAGCGCAAAACTACGGTGTCTCGTTTTGGCAACGGTACTTAACTTTTTGGAGATTTACTATGGCTTTTCCCACAGTCAGTGCTCCGTACGGTCTAAAACCCATCAATCGTATTGATGGCATGGCCTACGCAGGCGCAATCCGCCAGATTCCTATGGCTTCTGGTTACACCGCAACTTTCTTTGGCGATGCCGTCTTGATCGTTGATGGTTATGTCAACAAAGACACCGGCACTACTGCCGCTACGCCTTGCGGCGTGTTTGTTGGTTGCACGTACACCAACTCACAAGGTCAACCAGTTCAGGCGCAATACGCACCCGCTGGTCAAACCGATATGGTTGCCTACGTCGTTGATGATCCAATGGCTGCCTTCCAAGTGGCAGTTGTGTCGGGCACTACCGTCATTGCGAGCGTAAGCCGCGATGTCGTTGGTTCCAACATGGCTTTGGTGCAAAACGCAGGTGATACAAACACCGGTAACTCCGGCGTTGCCGTGTTGTCTTCCAGCACAGCAACCACCAACACCTTGCCAATCCGCGTGATTGACGTTGTGCCCGCAACCGCTACCGGTGCCGACGCTTACGTCGAGTTGATCGTCAAGATCAACACCCACCAGTACAACAACACCACTGGTGTTTAAGGAGCTAAATCATGGCTATTTCACGCGCACAACTACTGAAAGAACTGCTCCCGGGCCTGAACGCTTTGTTTGGTTTGGAGTACAAGAAGTACGGCGAAGAGCACAAAGAGATTTTTGAAACTGAAACCTCTGAGCGTTCTTTTGAAGAAGAAACCAAGTTGTCTGGCTTCAGTGCCGCACCAGTGAAGAATGAAGGTTCTGCATTGGCGTACGACAACGCGCAAGAAGCGTGGACTGCACGTTACGTGCACGAAACCATTGCGATGGGTTTCTCTCTGACCGAAGAAGCTATCGAAGACAACTTGTATGACTCGTTGTCCGCTCGATACACCAAGGCTCTGGCTCGCGCCATGGCTTACACCAAGCAGGTCAAAGCTGCTTCGATCCTGAACACTGCCTTTACTGGCGGCCCCACCTACGGTGACGGTCAAGTTCTGTGCTCGACAGCCCACCCTCTGGTGTCTGGTGGTGTTAACAGCAATCGTCCTACTGTCGCTGCCGACTTGAATGAGACTTCTTTGGAAGCCGCTGTCATTCAGATTGCAGCTTGGACAGACGAGCGTGGCCTGTTGATCGCTGCTCAGCCTAAGAAACTGATCGTTCCCCCAAGCCTGCAATTCGTTGCAACCCGCTTGTTGGAAACCGAACTCCGCGTCGGTACTGCTGACAACGACATCAACGCACTGAAGAACAACAGTTCTATCCGCGAAGGTTACGCTATCAACCACTATCTGACGGATACCAACGCATGGTTCTTGATGACTGATGTGCCTAACGGTTTGAAGCACTTTGTCCGTAGCCCATTGCAGAATGGCATGGACGCTGACTTTGATACCGGCAACAGCCGTTACAAGGCCCGCGAGCGTTACAGCTTCGGTGTTTCCGACCCTCTGGGTATCTTCGGTTCCCCCGGCGCTTAATATCCGCCTGTGGAAAAGTGAAAAGGGAGCCTTGTGCTCCCTTTTCTTTTGGGGTATATTGCGAACACCCCCGGACTTTCCGGTGTATCTGACGGCTCCGGGCCGACGACATGCAGACAGATGCACCTTAACTCGCATGTGAGGAAATCACCATGGCAAAGTCAACATTCTCCGGCCCAGTCAACTCTTTGGCCGGTTTCATGCAGCCCGTTGCGTACATCACGTCGGCTGACACCTCCCCCATATCCATTCAGGCGGGCCTTTCGTACGTCATTTTGGACGCCTCTCAAGGTGGCCCCGGCGGCGTAGTCACACTGGTACTGCCCCAAGTAACCAGCGGCACTTTCTTGCCCGGTCAGTACCCCGCTGATGCCAATTTCAACGGCATCCGTGGTCAGGTGTACAACCAGTCTAACGACTCCACGCACATCCTGAAGGGCTTTGGCACTCAGCCGGTGAACGAGAACGCTGATGGCGTCGAGATTGGTCAGGGCAAAGTCATTCAGTGGGTGGGTAACGGCAACCAATCCGCCCCATGGCTGGCCATCACCAGCGATCTGGCTACTGCCGTTTAATCAACCTCGGGGCTTTGGCCCCTGTCCTAAAGGAGATTGATTATGGGTATGCAATATGACGTTAAGGCGGCACACTCGGAAGCCACTGGCACTCTTGTTTCCGGTCGAAACCGACTCAAAGGCTATCAGTGTTTATCTGGCGGCACTGCTGGCGATATTATTTTTCGTGATGGTGGGGCCAGCGGAACAATTCGCTTGCAGTTTAATATTCCTGCCAACACAAATAACCCGTTTGCAAACTTAATTCCCGGAGAGGGCATTGTGTTTGTAACGGACATACATGTAACGCTACCCACCGCAGCCAAAGTTACGGTGTTCTATGGCTAAGAAGACCCCATCCCTTGCTATTGGTCGTGGCGAAAAGCTGCCTGCTTCCAAGGGGGCGGGTTTGACTGCCAAAGGCCGTGCCAAGTACAACGCTGCAACCGGCAGCAACCTCAAAGCCCCGCAGCCGCAGGGTGGTAAGCGCAAGGACTCGTTCTGCGCACGCATGAGTGGTATGCCGGGGCCAATGAAAGACGAGAAGGGCAAGCCTACCCGCAAGGCGGCTTCCCTCGCAAGGTGGAAGTGCTGACATGGAAATGCTCGTTTGGAACATCGTGCTGACAGCCATTGTGGCTCTGCTCGGTTTTGTGCTTAAAGAGAAATTTGGCGAGATCAATCGACTCGGCATTTTGCTTAACCGCACCCGCGAAGAAGTGGCGCGTGATCACATCACACGTAGCGAATTCCGTGCGGATATGCAGCAGTTGCTTGACAGGTTTGACCGACTTGAACGCAAGATTGACAATTTAAAAGGAGCGAGTTATGAAGCATGACGACGTAAAGATGGACAAGGGCATGATGCAGAAGGCCGTGAACAAACACGAAGGTCGTCTGCACAAAGGTAAGCCCATGACCAAGCTGGCAAAGGGTGGCAGTGTCACTCGCGCCGATGGTTGTGTAACCAAGGGCCATACCAAGGGCAAACAAATCACTATGCAGAAAGGTGGGATGTGCTAATGAAAAAACGTAAATTCAATGATGGTGGCATCTACACCGCCGAGATGGGTAAGCCCCCACAAGACATCGACGGCGGGTCTGCGCCCATGAAAAGGCCGATGCCTAAGCCCCCTATGGCCATGAAAAAGCCCATGCCTAAGAAGCCCATGATGCCTATGGCCCCCAAGCCCCGTGGCGTGCCCCCTGAAGCACCTACGATGCCCGGCATGAAAAAGGGTGGCGCTGTAGCCTCCACTTCCAAGCGTGGCGACGGTATTGCTACAAAAGGCAAAACCAAAGGCGCTCAGGTCAAGATGAAGAGCGGCGGGAAGTGCTGACATGAGAGCCAGTCGCGGTATGGGTGCTATTAACCCAGACAAAATGCCCAAAGCCAAGGTGAAAAAGCGTCGTGACAACACGGATTTCACCGAGGATGGGCAGGTGCGCCAGCGCCGCGACAACACGGACTTTCTTGAGTTTGCCGAGGGTGGAAAAGTCAATGCTGCGGGCAACTACACCAAGCCCAGTCTGCGCAAGCGGATTGTGTCTCAGGTAAAAGCCGCAGCAACGCAAGGTACGGGGGCTGGCCAGTGGTCAGCCCGTAAGGCTCAGCTTGTGGCCAAGAAGTACAAAGCCGCTGGCGGCGGGTACAGGGACTGACATGAAAGCGCCCCAGCAATCCCTCAAAGACTGGGGCGACCAGAAGTGGCGCACCAAGAGTGGGAAGCCGTCTTCAAAAACAGGTGAGCGTTATTTGCCGGAAAAGGCTATAAAATCGTTGAGTCCTGCCGAGTACGCGGCTACTACGAAAGCTAAGCGGGCTGGTAAGGCAGCGGGCAAACAATTTGTTGCCCAGCCTAAAACGATTGCAAAGAAAACAGCGGGGTATCGGTAAATGAGCACTTCAGGCACCTCCGGCTTCAACCTCGAATTCACAGAGATCGCTGAGGAATCGTGGGAGCGTGCTGGCCGCGAGATGCGTACAGGCTATGACCTGCGCACCGCACGTCGCTCCATGAACCTGATGACCATCGAGTGGCAGAACCGTGGCATCAACATGTGGACGATTGAGCAAGGGGTGATCAACCTCGTGCAAGGCGTTAACACCTACGCGCTGCCCAACGACACCATTGATCTGCTGGAGCATGTCATCCGTACCGGCGCTGGTAATGTGTCTACGCAGTCAGACCTCTCAATCACACGAATCAGTGTCTCCACGTACGCGACGATCCCAAACAAGTTACAACAAGCACGCCCAATCCAAGTTTGGATTCAGCGCATGTCGGGCCAAGAAAGCCTGACTGCTGGCTTGCTGTCGTCCACGATCAACTCAACTGCTACCACGATCACCCTGAGTGACGTGACGGCGTTGCCAGCGGCGGGTTTTATCCGTCTGGACAGCGAAGTCATCAGCTACGGCTACATCACGACTGTTGTGGGTAGCACGCAGGGGACGCTCTCTAACTGTGGCCGTGGCCAACAAGCTACCTTCCCTGCCGCGCATACTGCTGGGGCTTCAGTTTATTGGCCCCAAGTGCCTGCGGTAACCGTCTGGCCAACCCCAGATCAAGGCACCGCAGCCGCGCCCTACTACCAGCTTGCTTACTGGCGTATGCGCCGTATTCAGGATGCTGGGGCGGGTGTTGAGACCGCAGACATGAATTTCCGCTTTTTGCCCTGCGTAGCGGCTGGTT